AAAATGCACTGGATGCGAAGAGCCTGACCTTTTCTATCTGGCAAAGCGTATGCAAGATGGGTACTACGGACCTCTTAAGCCGAGTGATCCTTACGAGTGGTTCGACAAGCATAGGCATTGTGGCGGCACTCACGATCATTTCCGTATCGCCTATGAATGCCCTGAAAACTATGACACTGACTTGCTGAGCCTTTTGGTGGGTAAGGCTAATTCACTGCTGTTCAGGAAGGATCGCAAATGAGAGCCTGTAACTGTGAACAAGCCCGCGCACTGCGCGAGCGCATCACACATCTCGAGGCGGCGCTGCGCAAGGTCCTGGACGAATATATGGGCACCGGATATTACGATTCAGATACGGTCGCGGAAGTCGAAAAACTGCTCGGCCTCACTGCGGAAACGCCTTGCCAACACGAGCGGCTTCCGGTGAATCACTACGGCAAGCGGGGAATTATGGCCTGTGTTCGATCTTTACCAATCGCTAGGCTTAGATCGTACATCCGCCGCGGAGCCGAAATGACATACGACGAAATCATTGAGCATTGCGAACGTGAGCATGCACGAATGGTCGAGGCGCAGCGGGAAAGTGTCAGACGGCAGGCGGCGATGGATGCATTCAACGCCCAGTTTCAAGCGGCCTGGGCCGTTTACTGCGCAAATCTGCACGTGCTGATGGTGCGCGGCATGTTCGATCCGACGTTCTGCGCACCTGCCAATCCAGGGGATGGTAAATGAGCGAATGGCTTCGGAGCCCATGCGCTTACCATAATGTGCTGGGACTTGACGGCCGGTAGGACTCTATGGCCTAATACCAATATCGTGTTAACGGAATTTTAAGAGATGAAACCAACGACCCCTGGTGAGCGACTTTTCGAGGCTAAGGACGCCCGCCCAATGAGCGCCAAAGAATTGCGGGTTACCCTTGATAAGCTGGATGTTTCTCAGCGCGGAGCCGCCAAAGCGATGGGTATAAGTGAACGCAACATGCGTCGCTACATCGCTAACGACCTGCCCGTCCCCTTGGTGGTTGCGCTTTTACTGCGAGTCCGCCTCGAGCAACTCATGGGTGCAAAATGAGAGCAGCACTTTACGCCCGGTTCAGCACCGACAAACAACGCGACGCATCGATTGACGATCAATTCCGCGAGTGCGAGCGCATGGCGAAGGCCATTGGCTGCACCGTCTCGACCCGGTTTGAAGACCGCGGAATCTCTGGCGGCACCGCGCAGCGCCCCGGCTATCAAGCGATGGCATCCGCCGCGCGCACTCACCAGTTCGATGTGATCATCTCTGAAGACATCAGCCGCATGTGGCGCAACCGTAAAGAGTACGGCGACCGCAGCACAGAGTTTGAGGATTGCGGCGTGCATCTCGTTACCTGCGTCGGGGATGACACCCGCCGCGACGGCTGGATGATAGTTACAATAAAACTAGCTATGGCTGAGCAAGCCCGCAAGGAGGCTTCGTATCGCACGCGGCGCGGCCAAGAGGGTAACGCGCGCGCAGGCAAGTCAACCGGCGGCCGTGCCTACGGCTACGTACCAGTCAAAGACGGCACAAGCGGCCGAATCGAAATCAACGCCACCGAAGCGCCGATCGTGCGCCGAATTTTCGAGATGTATGCGAGTGGCGCGAGCGCGCGTGCAATCGCCGCGACGTTCAACGCGGAGGGTATCCCCTCCCCCGGCGCCGGTTGGAAGCGCACCAAGCGGCGCACGGACGGCAAATGGCTCGCGTCCTCAATCCACGGCGACATCGAGCGCGGGACCGGCATCCTCAACAATCGCCGCTATGTCGGCGTCACGCTGTGGGGCCGGTCGGAATGGAAGCGCTCCGCGGCCGACAGCAAAAAGCGCCGGCACATAATGCTTGAGGCCGGCGCGGCGCACGAATCTACGGACGAACGGTTCCGCATTGTCCCCCAAGCGCTGTGGGACCGCGTGAAGGCGCGCCAGACGCATCAGAGCAAAGAGTTAGGGTCGAAAGTAAAGGGCGCGCTGCGCCAGCGGGCGCGGCCAGTGAAGTACCTATTGAGCGGCCTGCTACGCTGCCAGGCGTGCGAGTCGAGCTTTGCGCTATCGAACGCCACCCGGTACCAGTGCTCAAGTCACCACGAAGGGGGCACGCACGCTTGCGCCGTCACCCTGTCCGTTCCGCGGGATCGATTAGAACGGGTCATGCTCGACTGCGCGCACACGGAACTGCTTGACCCTGTGAAGCTAGCCGAAATTGAGGCGTGGCACGTCGCGCACCGGCCAGCTACGGTCGATTACCGGCCGCGAATTGCGGAGCTTGAGGCGCAAGTTGCCAACTTCGTCAAGGCGATCGGCAGTGGAACGGAGGGTATTGGGGATTTGGTTGCGGCGCTGAAGGCCGCGCGGGGCGAGTTGGACCGACTGAAGGCGTTGGGTAGTCTGCCGCGCGCTGCGCAGCAGAAGGCCGCTAGCGAGCCCGTAGGGAAGCGGGCGGCGCGGATGCGCGAGCGGTTAGAGGCCGGTGGCGAGCTGGCGCAGGCGGCCATGCGAGAATTGTTCCCAGGCTCGATTTGGCTCGAGGCGGATGATACGGGCCGTTTCCTATGGGCACACGCTCAGGGCGCTTGGCCGACAGTAGAGGTTATTCGACCCGGCCCGGCCCGCGCTGAAGAGTTTCCGATGATTTACGCGGTTCGGATGGGCCAGGTAGACGTAAGTGGTAGCGGGGGCGTGATTCAGTTAACGCCTACCTTCCGCCTTTCACTCGCAGCCTAGGGTTACGGCAGCCTAACGCGGACTACCTCGACGAGCTTAGGGCGCGGAAATAAAAAAGGCCGGCTATGCGCCGGCCTTTTACTATCTTCTGCCTTTCACTCTAGGTCCAAAGGCCCGCCGCGCTGTCCCATACGGCGGGATACTTCGCTAGCCCGGCGATGACAAGAGCCGTGCCGAGAGACATAAGGCTTGTGCCGGACGCGGCGAAGGTGATGCTATCCGCGGACGCCGATTCATTGCACAACCAACACACTTCACCGTCACGCTGACCGGCTTGCATTTTGACGCCGGTCACGGGGCCTGCCGGGGCTAAGCGAACCACCTTCAAACCTCCGGTAGTGATCGTGCCGTTGGTCGCGATGATCTGAGCGCTGGCGCTTTGGAAGTCGGTAGAGAAGAGGCCGCCGCCGCTCGTTGTTTGCGTGATGCGCTCGTTCTCGATTGAGTTCATGTTGTTGGCATTATCGTTCGCGCTGTTGTACGCAGCGGCGGCGGAGGCCGTCGTGGTGGAACAGCCGCGACACTTCACACCGTAGGATGTCGCCGCAAGGTTCACGCCGTTGGTTTGCGTCGCTTCTGCCGCCGTGTCGTTCGTGGTGTTGAAGCCTAACTGGCAGTTTTCGATAAGCCCTGACTGACAGGCTGCAACCGCGATACCGACGCCCGTGCTTCCCGCCACTTTGCTCGTGCGGATGACGAAGTCCGGCATACGAGCCGGCGACCAGACGGCCGCAGGCTGACCGAACCGAATGCCGTTGGGGCCGCCGGAGTTGAGCACATCGACATCTTCGATGATGACTTTCATCGCCTCAGCGCCGATCTGCACTGTGCCGCCGTTCGTGACGCCGCTGCGCAACGTGATGAACGTTCCTGTAGCTTCAATCGCAGTGCCTGTTGCGGTGGGTACTACGATGGAGAACCCATCCATACTGTAGCCCTGCAAGTCGGTCTGCGCCTGGTACTTCACTGGCGCGGGCGTGAGCGCGTTGATGGTCGCCGCGAGATAGCCGCCCACTGCGCCTGCACCTGAGAGTGTGACACCCACGGTGCGAAGATTGAACACGTTGATGTTGCGCAGGGATGACTGCCGGTTTGGGGACTGCTGGTTGAGCGCCCACACGTTATAGTACATCGCTTCGCCGATACCTAAGTTGACGCCTTGATCCGCGCCGTTGACATAGATATTTTCGATTATGTTGCCGTATTGGCCGTTGAAACCGAAGCCCGTGCTCGTGGCGCCCATCGCGAGGTTGGTCACGTTGATGTTGCGGAACACCGAGTTCGTCATGTGGCTGGAGGTCCACAACGACATCGTGCCGGGGTTGCTGTTGGTACTCGACCAACCGTACTCCCCGTAGATGCCGTTGCCGACTACCGCGCTTTGGCCATCGATCCAGATGTTTTCCGTGATGCAGTTAAACAGGCCGCCGAAGTACACCAGGACTCCTGAGCAGTTGGCTGCGGGGTTGTTCGATTGAAGGCGCAAATTGCGCAGCACTATGCCGCCTTGCAGCGGTAGGCTGTTCGCCGCAAGATTGTCCTGGTCGAAGATGCCTGTCGTGTAGGTTCCGAAAGGGTATCCGCTGCGGCTGCCGACGCGGATCGTCATGCCGTTGTTTGTGCCGCCCGTGCCGTTATAGTTGACCTTAACGCTGCCGTTTTCCAGCGAGGCATCGAAGCACAGGTTAAAAAATCCCATCGCGTTCATTGCTGTATTGAACAACCCGGAGAAGCTTAGCGTGCAACCCTGCAAGTCAATATGAACGCCCGAACGGACTTGGAACGGCGTAGCCGTGCCGAAGTAGTACACGTCGGACGCGGCACCCGCGCCCGAATTTGGGAAGTACACGGGGCCCGTCGGGCCGTTCGCGATCGACGCGTTCACGAGTGCCGCAAAGAGTGTGGTATTGGTCGCGGCTGCACCGGTCGAATTCGGCACGATGCCATAGCGCAGCACATTACCCCAGGGGTAGGGTTGCAAGGCCGCTTGGGTGAATCCTGCCGCAGTTTCAGCGGCGGTGATCGGGAACAGAAGAGGGCCGATACTCGCAGCCGTACCCACCCCTGGCACCACAATAGGGTCACTGTCCTCAAGCTTGACTCCGGCCGCGCTATAGAGCTGCGCGCGGTAAATAACAGTCGGGTTGAGGTAGATAGGTACGAATCGGCCGGCCGAATCGGCCACCGTGCCGGCTACCGGGTTTACGCTTCCCGCGGTTGGTTGGGATAGGGGAGTGCCCAGTAAACCATCGGCATAGACGTTCGATAAGGTCGTGGTACCGGACATAAAGAAGCAGTAGTAGCACCCACTCTGCGGCTGCCCAACGGTGGACAACGGCTTGGCTTGCGGATCTGAAAAAAGTATGCCGGTTGGTGTCGTCATCGGGGATTATCCCTCTTATTTTGTTAAATTGCACCGCAAGCCGCTTGTGTGATAAGCTGCACGGTATGAGTTCTAAATCAGTTCGTGAATATCTGGCCGGTATCGGCGCCAAGGGTGGCGCTGCCGGCAAGGGTTCGAGCAAAAATCGCGGGACTACCGCGTATTACAAACGCATTAGCCAACTGGCCGCGAAGGCTCGAAAGGCGAAGCAGAAGGAATCAAAGTGAAACTGTTCTCTTTCTTGGTGCTGATATCGGTCGCGTTCTCAGCGCATGCGCAAACCACGACGTGCCAACGCAACTACAACACTGTGACTTGCAACACCTATCCGGGTGTGCAGCAGTCGGTCCCCTTCAATTCCAACTTGATGCCGCAGTACCAGTCGCCACAACAAATGCAGTTGCAAGCGGCGCAGGCCGAATTGGCAAGGCGGCAAGCAGAGCTAGCGGAGGCTCAGGCGGAGCAGTTGCGGCAGCAAACCGAAATGCTTCAACAGCAACAGGCCGACTTGCAGCGGCAGCGGGAAGAATTCGCCGCCAAGCAGGCGCAGCTCATGCGCGAACAGCAGCGGGCCGCTGAACAAGAGCGGCTAAGTAAAGCCCGCGACGAACCTACGGCTAGCGAACGGGCGCGTGCTAAAGCCGTCGAGGATCGCCTGAACAAGGACACCGCGAAATGATCGACCATCTTGCCGCACTTCTCTTGCTCGCGATTTGGGTCTGGATTGAGGTAAAGCCCAAGCGCTAAAGTTTTTGGAATCGCGCCAAGGCCGCTTTGCGTGACATCGAGCCTTCTAACGCTTTCGCGCCGAGTTTGCCGGCGGCGCTACCAAACAACGTGCCCACACCCGGAGCGCCTAGCGAGCTGCCAATCGCTTCGCCGACTAAAGCGCCGCCGTGCTCCACTCCCTTAATCGCGCCGCGCTGTAGCAAGTTGTGACCCTGCACCGCGGAGCCAGGGTAGGCCCGGTCGATATCGAGAATGTTGCCCGCGTCATTCAGCGTCTTTAGCTGCTGCAATTCCGATGGGCTGAATACTTTGGCTAACTTGGCGGAGTTCGCATTCAAATACTGCGTGACCCCCCGGTTGTTCCATTGGTTCCCTTTGAATGCTTGTCCCTTCTCTTGCATGCGCTGCATGAACTGTGACCGTATTTCACCGAGCGCCGCCTGTGCTTGCGGCTGCACTTCAGTAGGAACCTTGTTCAGTGTATCGACGACGTGCCCGAACTGATCCACCGGCATGCGTGCAACTGCGTCGGGAATCTTTTCGACGTTGACGGCGCGATTTATCCCGCCAGGGCCGGAACTGTCGAGCAAGGACGAGACCCCTTTGGGCTCGTCTAACAAAGTCGCACGAAGCCTTCTAGTTGCCCGCGCTTGGTCGTAAACATCTGTCCCGGCGGAGGACGTTACGTCATCGTCTATTGCATCTTTGATTTTGCCGATTAACCGCCCCGTGCGAGGGGACCACTGATCGTTGAGGTACTGTTTAAGGCGTTCCGCTTGTTGGACGGTTGCGCTACCAATTGTTCCGGCGTCGTCAGCAATACCGGCCTGACGCAAGTATGCATTCACACCGCGCAATAGCTGCTGTCCATCCGTGGTGCCAATGAACGCAGCGCGATCCGCCAGAGCCTTGGATGTGGCGGGCAGTTCGGTTGGCATGCCGTTCGCCGCGTCGTCGGCTTGTCCGTATAGCGCCTTTATCCGGTTGTCCAAATTGTCGGACAAGTCTTGAAGTGGCTGTAAAATAACGCTGCCGCGATTATGCAGCGAAGTTTCGTCCAACCCGGTAGAACCGCCAGATTTAGCAACCAAATCGTCGGTGTATCTGCCCAACGTTTCGCGCTCTTTACCCAAAGCGTCTGACAGCACCTTGCCGCCATCGGTGTCGAGTTTCGATTGCTGGAAATCCGTTGCCGCGCTCTTTGCATCACCCACAATAGCGCTTGTTCGTGCTTCAGTGAGCCCCGCCGCTTTGAGCGTCGCCGCGCGTTGCGCTTGCACATCGGGCGGCAGTTCCGTCGCCAGTACAGGCGGCGGTGCAGGCGCCGCGGGAGCTGACTCGGCGGCCTTTGGAACGGGCGCGGTATCGAGCGCCGTGAACGGCGCGGCGCGCGGACTGCCTGACGCGCTGAGTGGCGGCGGAGCTTCGTCAAATTTAATCGGTGGCGATGCCCCCGGTACGTCCGGTACATTTGTTGGCGGCGCGGGTACGGGCTTCGCCGCTGCCGCAGCGTCGGCCGCGGTGCTTGCAGTCCGCAAACCGGTGAGCGCTTTCACCCCCTGACCCGCGACCACGAGATTGGCAACATCGCCGGCCACCACCCCGGTCTGGTTAATCACGTCGCCCACGGTGGCATTCTGTGGACCGAGCGCCTTGGCTCGTATTGCATCTATCTGGCTATCAATCGAATTCGAATCTTTCGGCGGATTCAACATGCTCGAAATATCACCGGCCAATTGCTGGCCGCCCGCACTTGGCAGGTATTGTGTCGGCTCCAACTTCTGAACCAAGGTAGGATCGGGCGCATTCGTATCGCCACCAGTCCAACGGCGATAAAGATCAACGGCCGCGTGAGCTGCTGCGTGCGGAATATTGGCGACCGTATTTGTAATCAATTCACCAGGGCCGGCTAGGTTCTCTTCCGCCCAACCGACGCGAGGCGGCGCAGGCGGCGCAGGCGCGTAATCGTTCCACGGGCCGGGATCGCCGCTCGCGGCCGGTGCCGCATAGTCTTCCCACGGGGCCGCGTCGCTCACTGCTTAACCCAATTGGTTTTATCCGCCGGATTGCCGCCCGTGAACTTGTACCCGCCGCGCACGGTTCCGGCCGCGGGCGCTTGAGATGGCCCGCTAGTCTGTTGCCCCGGTCGCGTCGGCGTCGGCGAAGGCCCGTTCACAGTCTTGCCCTGGTCAAAGTATTGCTGGTTCCACGTCTTGAAGTTCGTCGCATCGTTGCCCGCGGCAAGATAAGGCATTACGCGCCGGGCGGAATCGATCGTGTACTGGGAGGCTTTGAGGTTCGTGTTGAGCAGGTTGTTTACGGCCGTGTCGGTCATGTGCACGGACGGGCTCAGCTCGTTTAACTGCAACTGCACCTCGCTCTGCGTCATACGGTTGCCGTAAATCCCCCGCGCGTTGGCCAACGCGGCGTTGCCGAGATACTTCGCCACCTCTTGGTAGTTCGTCGCATCGACGCTCTGCCCCGGCATGAGTGCCGACGCTTTGGCGATCAAGCCGCCATAGGCGCCCAAATTGGCGCCTTTGCTGGCCATGATGGATTGTGCGGCCTGAAGATACGTCTGCGCCTGCGCAGCCGCTGCTGTGGCATCGCTCGAGTCGGTCTTAAGCGTATTGCGGGACGCGACGTTGGCTTTTGCCTGTTCCGTATTCGCTGCCAAACTTGGTTGATCTGTGGCCTTCGGCGGCGGCTGGTATCGATAAGTGTTGTCGTTAAGGGCTGTTTGGAGCACCGGGTCTGTGGACGCCGGAGAAGCCCCAGGAGCGGCGCTCTTAGGGGCCGCCACTGGCGCACTGGTAGAAGTGCTGTTTGGGGCGCCCGCTGTGCTTATTAGATTGCCACCCGGTCCCGCGCCATTGCTGCCAGGCGCGGGCTGCTGAGTCGGCGGGGTCGCGGCGGCACTGCTTCGCGCCGCTTTATCGGCCGCGATCACATAGGACTCAGCAGACGTATAAGCTCTGCCAGTAGATGGATCAATAGAGCCTTGCCATTTGCGTCCCGGTAGCCCGTCGCCAAGAGTAATAGGCGAATTAGCATCCTCAAATGCTTTCTGTTTGCCTGCCGCATCCAAGCCGGTCAATACCTGCTCTGATCCCAGGACGGGTTTGCCGTCCTTCTTATCGACCAGCACACCGTTTTGAAAGTCGGTGTCGCGGCCGGTGTATTGATGTGTCGCTATCCCGATGTGTTGTGCGAAGGAGCGCACGTCGGCGTCGAGTTCATCCGGCGTGGCATCGGCATACTTTTGCTTAAGCCCCGCTGCCGCTTGTGGATTGATGCGGTTTAATGTTGCCCAAGCCGTTCCCGGATCAGAGGATGCGACGGTTTCGGCAGTCTGATAGGAGGCGTTCGCATCCAAAATCTTCTGCTGATTCACACTGTCCACTTGCGCCTTGTATGTTGCAACGGCGAGTTCGGGTGCCCCGATAGATTTTGCGTAGGCGTCCTGAGCCACGGCACTCGCGGGAGGCGCTGTCGGGAGCGGCGCGTATTTGCTAACAGCCTGGGCAGCGATATCATCCGCACCCACTCCTGTTGAGCCGATCTGCGTGGGAGTGGCAGCAGGGGACGGTCCTTGTTGCGTACCTGGCTGGTTTTGCCCGTAGTAGTTTTGCAGCAGTCCGAGCTTGAGCGCCGCACCTTGATTCGCAATCTGCGCCCCCTGGTCTTGAGTGCCGGTCAATGCCGCATTCGCTTGTAGGTTCTGCGTCTGAGCAGCCATCTGCGCCATTTGCTGGGGCGACTGGTACTGAGGCAGGAGATTTGTCGGGAAGGGTATATCGCTCATTGCATTGACCCCAGTTCGTCTAATTCATCCCAGCCGGGGACCTTGCTGTAATCGACCATCAAGAAGCCCTTGGGCCCGACGCTAACGGCTTCCGGGTACTGCTCAAGCACTTCCTGTGCGATATAGCCACGATGTTTGTCTTCGGCGTCATCTTGAGTCTTGTAGTGGAAGTCATAGACTTGCAGATTGCTCATGCCGTTGAAGCGATACGGCTCGATGTTTTTCTTCAGGCCATAATCGCAATAGGCGGTTACATCTCCAATGCTGGTAGCTTGCGTACCGCCGCCAGCGTCAAGTAAGCCGGCGGTGCCTTGACCGCCGTTGAATGTCACCGCGGTGGAGCCGCCGCTGCCATTCAGCGCGTTCATCAGGTTACTGTTATTGCTGATCGATCCGAGCGCATTGCTGAATGCATTCGATTGTCCCAATATTCCGCTCGCCTGCGCGTTGCCCGCATTCGTTAGTGAATTGCCAATTTGACTACCCGCGGCGATGCCCGCCGTTGCGCCTGTACCCGCAGCCCCGTTGCCAAGGCCGGCCATCTGTAGAAGCTGGCCGACATAGTTGTTGTATTGCGTCGAGGCCGCGTCTTGCGCGTAATTATTCTGCGCTGCGAGCGTACCGGTTGAGTACAGATTGCCGCTTGCCGCAGCCTGCTTATTGATTGCTTGTTCACCCTCCTGCAATGTGAATTGATAGCCCGGCGAGTTGTCAAAAGCTGAATAGTCCGGCTTGCCCCCAATAAACCCGTTCAGATGGTCCAATGCCGTCGTGGCGTCTTGCCCCATCTCAATCTGCGGCGCAATGTTGGCTTGCGTCTTGTTGAACATGTTCTGTTGTACTTGCGCCGCGGACGTAGCAGCGTTCGCCGCAGTCTGAGCGGCGGACTTCGCGCCGTTGCTTGCTATAACAGCACCACCGACTGTGCCGACGACTGCGGCAACGGCAAGACCCCAAATTTCTGCCATAAAAACTAACTCCTAAAAAAATGACACGCCCAAACCATGCGGCTTGTGGCATCGTCTGTGCCGTACCCTTCCTTCGGTATGCGGCAATGGAATTTAGGCGCATCGAACACGACGCACCGATTGGGCTTAGCTTCTACAAAGTCGTACATTTCCCACTGCTCGTCGCTGGCGCCCAACATGTCGGCGTAGAGTTTTTCGAAGAACGGGCGATCTTTCATCAAATCCTCGAGCGCGGGCATATCGATCATGCCGGTTTCACGGTGTCGGTAAAATCCAGTACCCGACCCCTCATGCGACGGCGACAAATAGACTAGAGCCGTGAAATCCCCGCTCGCTCTATCGCTGTGAACCAATGCTTTGTCGGTCGTTGGATTCGTGACGCGAAAAAACATATCGTTGGGGAACACCGGACCTATCCGCTCCCAAAGAGCGCGTATGGGGAACGAATGATTTCCCCAGAAATTCATTCCGGCATATGCCGCTAGCCCAACGTCGCCTTTATTCGGCCGCCAGCTTCCGAAGCCAGAGCGCAGTGCTGATTGGCGGACCGCTTCGGGATCGGTGAGGAAATCATCGAATATTTGAATCATTATCCGATCTTCGTAAGAATGATGTTTGACCCCGCTGCGAGTGTCGTCGGGTCTATTGCCAAAATGGATGCTTGCGCCCATCGAATGGCGACGGTGCCCGCTACCGTTACTTGAATAGTGCCCTTCACCCTCGCCCATGATGGAGTGGCGGAAGCCGTTCCGATTGTCGCGATGCTGGTCGCCGTCGAAATCGACGTGACAGCGGCATTAGTAAATGCTGCGGTCGAGAATCCATTGACGGCGAAAGACGGGTTGGCGATAGTGGCCCCGCCGCCGTTGAAATCGAACTGGAAGCCGCCAGCACCGGAGGTGGCTTCGAAGAACGCAAGATACGCATCAACATCGTACCAACCGGTCTCATTGCACGTCACCGTTAGAGCGGCATCCGCGGTCAGCGTGGCGTTGGCCGATGTCGATAGTGAGGACTTGAAGTTTGCAAGCCCTGTGAATATCTGAGTGGTTGCTGAAGTGAGCGGCGAGATCGGCAATTGCAGCGCACCGGTGCCTGAAAACTGGCCGCAATAGGTATTGTTCGTACCGAACACCAACGGAATAGCGCCCAGCGTTCGTAAGACCGCTTGCGGCGTCGTCGGGCCGTTGGTTATTAGCGCCGTTGCCCTGTTCTGGTTCGTACACTCAAGAACTATGTTCTCGCTGCCCGCGGAGATGGTTAAGCGCGCCTCTTGCGTAGCTACCGTGCTGGTGTTCGTTATCGCCGCGGATAGAACGCCCGCGAACGCTATGCCGCCTACAGTGAGCGGGGTGCCGGATGTTGCCGCGAAGGTATGCGCACCGGTCCATGTCGGCGCTATGGTCACGTCCAAGGCCGGGGCGCCGTCGGCGCGCATGAAGTTAGCCGAAGAGCCATTTACTACGTTCAGTCCAACGCTTGCCGAGGGGTTCGCGCTCGTCGGGTAAGCCGGCATAGAGAACGCGCCGGAGCCATTCAGGAACGTAGTTGATGTGCCGGATAGAACCGGGCATGCGCCGCTTACGCTCGTTGTAGCGACATTGACGAGTGCGGTTAACTGCGCCTGAGAGAGCGCGATCGGCGCAGCTAATCCGGCCGTCACATTGCCGAGTACCGTATCGGTCGCAATCTGCGCGATAGCGGCCAAAGGAAGCGCGGTAAAACTTAAAACGCCGCTCTGCCTAACCAGGGTAGTGTTATCTACCGTCGCGTCGATGTCGGCCACATCGGCTAATGTGTTTGTCGCATTGCCGATGACCGAAGCCGCAGCGCCTTGACGCAACTGCGTATTGCCGATGCCGTTCGTTGCAACCCCCAAGGTGAGGGATAATGTCGCACCCGCATCGGTGAGGGTTAAAACCCCCGCTTGGACCGCAATATCGCGATAGCCGGTAAGCGCCGATCCGATCGGGGCGCCAACGAGTAGATAGGGCTGCCCAAACAGTGAGGTTACTGTGCTATCAATCGAAATAGTCGCGGCCGTTCCGATGTCCCCAGTGACCGCAATTCCCGGTCCGCTTTGCGCGTTTCGAACGTCCGCATTCGCGGCCCAACGGCTTAAAAAGATGTTTTTAAACCAGCCGGTAAACGCTTGCGGATCATCGGGAATTGACTCGGTTGGTAAGCCATCGATTCCTGGTGAAATCGTCAGCCTTACCATCGTCCCGCTTCCGCGGTCAGAACCAAATCAGTCACCCAGCTTTGCGCATCGGCTGAGAGTTCGAATTGATATACCCGCTGCCTTGAAATCCCAAGGCCAAACCATACCACCCGGTTTTGGTACTGGCCGGTTGACCCGATGGTGCGCATCGGCATCGCGCGCCAGGTCATACCGCCGTTATCCGATATACTCAGTGTGATCTGCGGGATAGTCGCATCGGTGGAACCCGTCAGAGGCGCAAATCCGCCACCCAGCACCAACTCCAAGCGCCGATGGCTTAGCCGGTTATTTTCCTGGTAAATCGCCTGGTGAATCCAGGTCGAAGTGCGAACCGTGCCCCATTCCGTGCGCGAGGTCACGTCTAAAAATCCGATCTGACCGGATTGAGAATCGCCGACCAAATACAACCCGAAAGCGTTGTGGCAGCATAGAGGGCGCCAGTACCCCAACCCAAAGGAAGCCATCTCCGACCATTCGCCCGTCGTCACGTCCAGTACCAACGTCCTCGAGCCGTTGGGGAACGTCCAAGCAACAAATGAATGCCCGCTTAAGCTGTAGGCAAAGCCATAGCAACCGGTGGCGTTGATATTTGAAAGAATGCTCTCTATACCGTGATTGGAAACTCGAACGGGACTCCCGCCGCTCAAGTTTCGAAACGTGCGATCCTGCGCAAGCCAATAAAACGAATTGTTCTGAACTACCCCGGAATACTGCGCACCGGGCAGCATGCCGATTTGCATAAAGCCGTTCGGCGCATCGACAAATGGCGTGCCTACCGAGGATGCGGACCCCGCATCGACATACACCTCACTGGTCCTCTGCCCCAGCATGTAGACGCTGCGGCTACTGATCCCCATGCCCACAAAGGAGTCAGTACCAAACTCGCGCGGGAACTGATTGCCGTTCGCAAACGTGATAGGTCCCGTCCCTGAAACCGTCTGACCGTCATCATTGAAAAACCCGCGACCGTTGGCTTGCAGGAACACAATGTAGGAATCTATGAACCAGCAGTCTGTTGCCGCGAAAGGCAGCATGACCGTCGAAAGTCCGTTGGCCGTCGTATAGCAATAGGCGGTCGGGAACCCAGGAATCAGAATAACCAAACACTGCGTATTGTCCGTGATGCGCACAAAGCCTGATCCAAGTAAGCCGCTCGCTATCTGCGTCAAACCCCCGGTACTTGACAGCGTATAAAGCGTTGACCCAATGACGGCATATTCAACGCCGCCCATCATCCACATGCCGCGCACGCCGTTTGAGGTGCCGTCATTCGCAAATGCGGTTATGCCAGGCGCGCGTCGCAGTATCGTAGGCGGCGTTTTCTGCTTTGAGTCATCGACATAATTGTCTTGTGGGCCGACTTCTGAAAAACAATTGACCAGCCGGCGAACACTCGCCCTAGGATCTGGTTGTGAATACGACCCTGTGGGGATAGGAATTTGAATGGTCGCTATCTCCGCTTAAAACAATCCGCCGCCGCTGCCGCCGTAGTTTCCTTGCGCGCGGGGCAGCTCTGACAGATCCGCTTCGCTGTAGCGCAGAGCGCGCTTCACAAGCCGTGTTCCCGCGCCTTCTATTTCGGCCAGGAGCAGCGGGCTTAACTCGATACCGTAGTGCGCGGCGAGTGCCGCAGTTAGTATGTACTTAACCGGGCCGACATCTTTCGCCTGAAGTGGAGAGGTAGCCGCGAGATTCGTTTGGGGGTACCAGCCTACTTGTATGCCGTCAGCAGCGGCGCTCGCCATCGCGTCATTCAGCACGTTGAGCGCGGTTACGCCCTGTTCCGCGCTTGGCGCTTGGGTTTCGTCGATAACATTGCATTTCAAAAATGCATACTGAATCAACTCTAAATTAGTGGCGGACATTTATTCGTCCTTATCTGCTAGACGGCTGATCTTTTTGGCGTAGTAGATGAACGTCACCACGCCGACAGCAATACCAATGAGTAGCGAAATGACTTGCAGCTCCGGCAGCGAGTCGGAGACAAACCCCGCGACCGTAAAACCCCCGGTCAGGCTGGTTCCTATGACCCCCGGCGCGTTATCGTGAAGGTGGGCTTGAATGCTCATCTATATTGAAACTCCCGAAGTGTAGAAAGGTGCCCGTTTATGCGTCCGGTACCTTGCTGTCTTTGTAAATTGTCCAGTGATATGCGCTGATCAGCGTGCCGCACAGCGTTGCCCAAGTCGCGAAGTTGATTGCATCGGGGTGCACGAAAACGAACACCGTGCTCGTAACCTCGATCGCTGCCATTAACCCGATAACAACCCAATCGCGAACGTCCATCACACCTTCGCCTGGGTTTGCTCTTCTACCGGACCCCTTAGATAAGCGATTGCGCGCTCTAATCCCTCGATTGTGTCTCCTAACCCACCGAGGCTGGAATTACAGTTATGGCACAGCCATCCACGGAACAGCCCCGTCGCGTGATCGTGATCGAGAGCCAAGGCCCGCGGTTGTGTCTCTTGGCATATTTCGCAAGCAGTCGGTGCCGGACGCGTCGGAGGCGGCAGCCCGTTGCGTTTACGGTCTAATTCACGGCGGCGGTCTCGGTTGGCTTCTGCGTGTTTTCGCGTGCGTGTCTGATTAAGTTCAGGATTCGCAGCGCGCCATTTACGCATGTGTTCTCGCTTACGACGCAGAACCTGATCAACTGACAGCATCGGCTACTACCGTGGTTTGACCAAGATCGAGCAGCGAGTGACTTGAGATGCGTTCTAGATAGCGCTTCAGGTTGCCCGGATAATCTTTAGTAGCTGAGTGGTGGGTGATTTCTAAGTCAGGACGACACCACAGCTTTTCTCCCATGCGCACCCATCGGATGCACGCGGCCGTATCTTCGCCGCGCCATTCCTTGGATCGCGGATTGCCTACTTCACCCTCCATTATGCCGTGCGAAAACATATCGAAGTGTGGGTTTGATTCCTCACCGCAACACAGTTCTGGATGCGCGCTGATCATTTTGTTGACAGCTTCACGTGTGACCTTCAAAAACCCGGCCGGCATCACGAGCGCCTCGAGGCACCCATCTTCGCGCACCGCGGCAACGCCATCTTCGACTTCACGCAAGCCGCCCATGTAGTGTTCTTCGTCATGCTTATACCGATAGGTGCCGGCGACCACGCCGCCTTCGGTTTCAATCAGCTTGACGGCAGAGCCCGGCGTCCATGAGATGTCTTGATCGACGAACACAATCACCGTGGCGTCTTTCTTAAGCGCGGTGTGCAAGAGCAATGCTCGTGCCGCGGAGATGTATGGCAAGCCTTTCTGGTAGATGACTTCCGCAGCCCATCCGGCTTTTTTCAAGAAGGGGGTTTCAGCTTCGAAGGCCGCAACGGTTTGCTTGTACGGTTCGGTCGGATAGACGGGGACCGCGAAGACAACTTTCTTCGGTAGCTTCATCTGTCCCATCCGCCACCCAACGTCTATGATATTTTCATCCATTGCGCTCACCTCAAATTATTTGGTAGTGCGGCTTTACTCTGAAAGCCGCAAAGTCACGCGCGCCCTGCCGGGCTTAATTGCGATTGCGTTTACCGTTCCGCCGGGTGAGGCGACGGATACCTTTGCTGCTCTTGGGTGGCAGCTCTCTTTATCCCGCTAATAGCGGGTATCTTTATGCGGGCGGCTTCAAGGCCGCGAGCTTCGCCAGCAATTGCGCTTTGCGCTCTTCCGGCGATACAGGGTTAGCGGAATCGCTTCCGCCTGGCTGTTTCAGTAAAAATTTATGGAAATTGCCGTGGTACGGCGTCTCGCCGAGCCAATGCGTAATATCGAGATCGGGCACAAGCCATATCTGGCCCCCGGCGTCAATCCAATTACGAGCGAACGCGTAATCCTCACCGAACCACAAGCGGTTGTGCGCACCGTGGTTGAAAAGGTCCACGTGCGGGCTGCAATACTCGCCGTAGCACAGCTCTGGGTACGCTTCCATGAAGCGGTTTACCGCTGCGCGCGTGATCCTTAAGAACCCTGCGGGAATTGCGGTGGCGCTTAGCGCACCGTCGCTTTCGCGCACAAGTGGGCTGCCGCCGGGGCCGGTGTTGACCGCGCCCATGTAAACTTCCTCGTCCTTCTTGAATCGATACGTGCCCGCGACAACGTCGCCTTCCGTCTCGATCAGTTTTAGCAAATCGCCCGGCTTCCAACTCACGTCGTGATCCAGAAAAACGATGTGCGTGGCCTTCGCATCGAGCGCCTTGCGGAGCATGACGGCGCGAGCGGCGGATATGTAGGGGTTCCCTATCTCAGCCACTACGCCGTGTTCCCACCCCGCGGCCTCGATCAGAGGCACTTCATCGCGCAATGAATCGACGGTCTGCTGGTACGGTCGCAACGGATAGGGGGGTATTGCGAATACGACCTTACGTTTGCTCTTGTCTTCTTCGTAATTCCCGTTCATTTCGGCTTCGTCCCGGCGGCAAAGAGATTGTGGCACCCTTCGGCCTGGCCGCGGCCGACTCGCACGTTCTCGAATCCGGCATCTTCTAGTTGCTTCTTCAGCGTCGCGGCGGTAAAGCCGCTCAGGTGCTGCATGTGCGGCCACTTCTCGATCAGATCGGAGTGACCGTAAAATAAATCTCGTGCCTTAACGGCTAGGCCGCCGCGTGATATGTACATCACATCGTCGGTGGGCTCGACCCCTTCGCAATCCGGTACGAACTGGACTACGGCGCCCCCCGGCTTTAAAACTTTCAACCATCCCTTAAGACAAGGTTGGACCTTGTGGAACGGCAAATGCTCCAAGCAGTGTGAACCGTAAACACAGTCGAATGGGCCAATGCCATCCGGCAAATCAGACATGTCCGCTACGATGTCCGGGTTGCACTCAGGGTCAATGTCGAGCCGCGTCTCGCGACAATGCGACATCTCTCTGGGCATGGTGTCGTCGTAGCAGCCGACGTGTAAAACGTGCGGCGGTAGAACTTCATCCGTCATAAATCTCACCTCCAAAAAGAAACCGCACCGGGGCTGCAAACCCCAGTGCGGTGTTAGTTCGCCTCTACGGCGAGGTCCAAATACCAAGACCGAGCAACGTGTTCGTCACTTCCGTAATCCACGTTCCGATGAGCGCGGATGCTGAGGTGTTCGAATACGCAGCGACGTTCGAGGTGACGTGCTGTGAGTTGGTCGCACGGATCGCAACGGGCGCGGCCCCGTAAAATGCGGCCTTGCTTCCGGTGGGGGCAATTACAACACCGTCGGTGCTGCCGTCGCCTAGCTGATTGATAGCCATTGTGTTTTTCCTTCTATTATTTTGTTGGTAGAGATGGGCCGGCTATTTCTAGCCGGCTTCACTCAACTCGATTAGGTGCCGACGATCCGAACGCCCAACTCAGGATAAGAGACCACTTCGCCGGAAATCGTATCCAGGCGCAGAGGCATCAAATCGTTGTTAGTGTCGTAAGTCTGAATGACGCGAATCGCGAAGCCGTCGAACTGCGCTTGTGCGGAGTACTTCACTACGTCTTGCGCGTCAAGCAACGGTACGCAGGCGAACAGAATCGCATCCTTGTACATCGCCAGAGATTGCGCGTAAGCAATGTTGCCGCCCGCCGCACTCGATATGGCCGAGGTTCCGGTTGAAGTCGTGAGCCCAACGCCAGCCGCCGGAAGCACATCGACATTCTGATATGCACCGCCCGAAATCGGGCAAGGCGAAACGACCATGGAGATGGCACCGGAGGTGTCCGAAATCTTCGCCGTTACGACGAACTGCTTTAAACGGTTTAAAGCGGTTTTCGTTTCCGGGTCCACTTCATGCACACCGACAACGCAAAATACGTCGCCTGCGTTCAGCGTAGTGCCGCCAGAAGCCCAGCCGGTCGTCGCCATTGTGGTCGTTGCAGTGTAGGTGTTGCCTACGCCGGTCGAACCGACAGTGGTACCGGACGAAATGACCGGGGTTGACGTGCCGTAAGTGCCAGTTGTGTAGGCGGGCATTTTCGGCTCGCGCACCGCTGCGAAACCGAGCACGCGAGAAGCAATCATGCCTTCGCGCCATTGGTCCGAGATGTCAATCTGCGGGTTGTACAACGCAGAGTTGTTACTGATCCAATCCGTTTCATGCACGGGGCTGGTGAGCAACGTTTGCCCTTCCGGACCATCCGGGGCCAATGCTTCAACCAAATACTGGTTGGCTTGCTGGATGTTAAGAAAGGACACAGTTGCCGCAGTCGTGCCCAAGTTGCCCACGTTCTTGGGAAATTGGTTGGTCAGAGCGGTAACGTTCGCATTGATGCCAGAGGCGATGCGAGCCGAAGCCGGGTTGATAATCTGCGCTTCAAAGTCGCCGATGTTGAACTGACGCTCGATTGACGTAAGGTTCACGTCAACGCCGTTCTGCTGGTTCAAAGTCAGCACCGAGGTGCGCTGTGTGAGATTCTGCGCGGCCATCGATGAGCCAGTACGCAGGGTGAAGTTGAAAGGCACACGCACCGTGTACGAAGTGCCGACCGGCACGCCGTCAATCTTGGCGCCGATTGCGCTCTCGTAATTGCGGTTGCAAGCCATCGCGGCCTGCGCCTTGCTGTGAAGCTTCGTGAGGCTCTTGCGAGCGACCCACGATGCGGTTGCGAAAGTATTCGCCATTTGAAATTATCCTTATTGTTGTTTTATAAGCGCCGGCCCTTTTATCGGCCTATGCGTCGCTTCTCGGCCATCAGCTTCCGCTCGTGCGCCACAAAATCCGCAATTGGCGCTTTCGTCATGTCGGTATGTGAAGCACCGCCGCCTTTTGTCGGCGTCGGGGGCGCTGGGGCCTTGGTGATGTTAGTCGGAGTCTTCTGCGAGGACTTAACTACGGGCTTTGAAAGCTCTGCTTCTAGTCTGCCGATCGCTGCCGCTTGTTGAACCGGAGTTTTCCGCGCAATGCGCGCGGCTTCCTCTGGATTCTTGCCCAAGTGGTAGAGAATCTGCGGTCCGAGTTCAGAATCAACAACCAATGACGCGGCGTCTTTGTGAAGCTGCGGCAGTGCAGGGTTACCTAAGATCACTTGAAAGTCAGGCGTGACGGCCGAAACGGCAGCCATGCGCGACTCGAAAGCGGCCCTTCGGGTAGCCTCGGTCTGATTCTGCTGTACGGTCTGTACTGCCTTAGATATGCCCTGCTCGATTCGTTTATTGGTCCAAGCGTTTACTGCCTTGGTCCATTTGTCGGTATCGAACCCGCAAGATTCCAGCGTTGGCGCATCCTCTGCCGCGAGAGCGGCGGGAGTCTGAGCGGTTGGCTGTTGTGCTTGTGGCTGTAGCTTTGTCAGTACTTCGGTTTGCAGGTATTCGAGCGACGTTTTCAGCGCCCTATTGCTCGCAATCAAATCCTCTATGCGTACCTGTGCTCGACTCGGCGGCTTCTTGTTAGGTTGCTGCGTGTCGGCCGTTTCGCTGGTCAGTTCAGCGGGGTCGGATTCGTCCGAGGCGGCCACTTCGTCGGGAGCGGCAGAAGATTCGACGGGTTCATCACCAATGGCAGTATCTTCGGGAGATGACTCCGAAGACTGTTCCGACTGCGCTGTCGGCTGCGATTCTGTTTCTATGGGCGCTGATTTCGCGCCCATAGGTGTTGCGGATAAGGTCGCTGCGGTGTTTCTATCAAATTCCGCGCGTGCGGATAGTACTGTGTCACTTGTAGGCATGAGAGTTCCTTAACCGTAGCTACGCGCTACGAGACGATGTCACCTAGAGGGGGAATCAAAACTTAAACGGGTGCGCCTGGGCCTTGCGGGGCTTGAGCGGGTTGCGGCGGTTGCGCGCCGCTGGCTAAAAGCTGTGTCTGCAAATGCGCAGTGAACGCTTCCGGGTTAGCTACGTGAAATTTCTGCGCTGCCAATAAATTGGCGAGTTCCGTCTTAACCACATCAGCGATCAATCGGCGGTGTTCAATGTCGCCGCTCTGCGCTTTGTTCTGCGCGATGAAGCTCTCCGCGGTGTCACGGTGCGCGAGCGCCATCGCTCGGAGCGCGTCCGCCTGCTTGATCGGATCGGGCGGCGGGGGCGGCCCCATTGCCGCTTTTTCTTCCGGCGTGGGCTCAACTATACCCTTGTGGATAAGCATCATTCGCAGGCGCTTTGTCATTTCGTCGGCATCGGGGCTATCGATCGCCTTCGTGATCAAATCCGGTATAGCTTCCGCCAAACCGGGAACCGACTGCGCTGCGTCAAGCAGAATCGCAAGCGATTCTTGCCGCGCGGTCTGGTAGCTCGGACCAAGAGTCACGGTGCAATCGTAACTGCCCGACTGCAAATCGTTAATGATATTGCCGCTGTCATCCTGGCCGTTGACGGTCACCTGTTTATCGGATCCGTCCCCCGCGATAATTCGCACAACGCGCGCCGTGTCGTAAACGGTCGGTATCATGTCCAAACCCATCTCGCACAGAAGTTGCAACGCCTTGCCGTAGTTGTCGATAAATTCGTGAGACCCTAAGTCACTGCGGCGCGTATGCGTTACCAGCGCTTTGCCGCTTACGCGATTCATGTCATCCGCATTGCCTAGCGCGGGATCAAAAAAGCCGGTTGTCGCTTGAATGTCCTGCGCGGCTTTCTGCGCCATAGCAACAGATGCGGTTGGAACATCTATCGGGCTCATCCTGTACGGCGCGCCGCCGCCAGGTGTGGAGGCCGCGGTCGGGTCAACGTTAAACGGCATATAAACGCGAGCCGCCGCATTCGCACTATTCCAAATATCTTCAAACCCGATGATCATTTTCGGTGTGACTTGAAGCGGCGCTTTAACTCCAAGCGCTGAACGCTCAATCGCATCACTCGATTGAAAATTGTAAGCGCGCTGAGAATCTTTCGAGTGGCGAATCAACGATTGATACTTTTTCTTACCCTCAATATTGACGTAGCGCCCCGGCATTTTCACAATCGGGATTCTTTTCCAATCGTAAACGCGAGGCCCTTCAAGAATCTGCGCGCCGTCGCATTTGACGTAGCGCACTTTGAAAGTTTTTATCTTGCGGGTCTTGACGACCTTCGCATACTGGCCGTCTGGGTTCGCCTTGCTTAAATGCTTCTCGACTGCCTTCTCTTTGCTGGTGTAATCGATCACGCGCCCATCGGAAAGCATTGCAATTTCTTTCTCAACCGGGAAACGTTCGAAATACTCGACAACGCGGATTTGCCCGCCGCTGTACCAGCCCAAGGAATCGCGCGACATAGAGAAAGTCGAGGCTGTAAACCCAGGGTACTCAGCTTTGTATTTCTCTTCTGAGATCTTATCGCCGACCATGCACCATTGCGCATCCGCGCCGCATGGGTCGGTAAATTCCGGATCACGAACCACGGTTAACGGGTTCGGAATACCTTTTAAGCGCAATACTTGCTCAAAACCATTGTCGGAGGCGTGCTCAGGCAGCAAGCGAAGCTCGCCGAAGCCGCCGGCAACGGCGTGCTTGTAGCACTCATCGTAAATCGCTTCGGCGCGTGACTCTTGCTCAATCGAGCGCCACATGCCGCCGAAAACATCCGCGATGTCTTGCGTCGAGTTCTCACTCGAGGGGCGTACCTTGACCGCGGGCCGGGTCTGGCGCTGATCGCCAAGAACCATATTTACTGGTTGTAAAACACGATTGAATGTGTATGACGGTCGGCCTTGACGCAGTGTCAACACTAGCGGATCCCACTGCGCACCCGATTCTGCGTCGTAGCAAAAGGCGAGATCCTCGGAATGTAAGCGCCGATTCTCTTCGTCCGCGGCGACGCCTAGCTCGTATCGGCTGTGTATCGTCGCCAATAGCTTGCGCTCGTCATCCTCTGACAAGGGTTCGTCGCCGTCCTCGTATTCGATCAATGCAGCCCCCTTTCGAAGTATTATTTTTCAGCCGGCCCAAACGGACGACACGTTTACGTGATACCAAGGCTTGTCGCCGGGGCGTTTCTTCGGCTCAACACAGGCCCTATCCAACCCAGACATAATCAAATATCTCAAGGCGTCAAGCGCGTGGTCCGGTGACTCGACGATCTTTCCGTTTTGATCGCGTCTGTAAAGGCGATATTCGCCGAGTAGTTTTGTACAACTCGAAAAAATCTTGAGGCGCCCGGTCGAGAGTCTTTCCCAAACGCGGGTTAACCCTGTAACGACTGCATTGTCCGCGGGCTCCAAATCAAGTTTGAATCCGTCGCGGTACTCTTCAATCAATTTCTTGCCGTCTTTCTGCCCGCTGCCGGCGCTTGCCGGATCTATCACCCCAGGAATCCATGCGCCTTGCGATTTGATCGCTTCGGCAACAATGCTTGGCTCTTTCTTACCAAGGTAGACTTCGTGATAAATGTATACGGTGCCGGTCGCGTTATCTAAAGCCGCGAAAACTGCGGCGTTCACATTCCAACCAACGTCAAAACCGAACGCGCGCGGCCAGTGATCAGGAATCGGAAACGGCGCCTTCGTGATTTCATCCTCCGGTATCGGGTAGATCGCGCCGGAACCGAATGACGGAATGCCCGTCGAACGCATCGCGCGCTGCCACGGCGGAATGCTTGCCAACATCGACTCGGTTTGCTCGGCCGACAAATGCGGGCAATCGCTCCAGTTGATCTGTACGAATGCCTTAGCCATCGGGTGTCGGCCTCATGTGTGGTAGGAAGTCCAACATGAGAGGCGTGATCCCCTCGACTAGCGTTGCCGTCCAAATAAGACGGCCCTTTGTCGTCATCAAACGAAGCAAGCACTCGACGAATATCTCTTGCGAGCAATCTTCGTCAAGATGAATGTGATGCTGCTCAGTTCCTTGGAAACTCTCGCGGCCTTGGTCGTAGCTCTTGAACTGGAGAGACGACAACCCCCCTGAAGAATGGCGCACGTAAATTGATTCAATGGCGTCTGCCAGACCGTGCTTAGGCGTGGTGCGCACAATCAGGTCGCCGGGAATGAACCCGGTGCCCCAGGCGTCGGGGTTGCCGGGCGGTCCGACTAGAGTTCGCTGCAAAATATCGCGAACCGTCTTTGCCGTATCACCCGCACACCAGGCGTCTACCGGGTGATCGAAGCGGTAGCCGTCCCACCACTGTGGGTAGTCGCCGGTTATATGCAACGTGTCTTCGTAGCAGCCCGCAAGCGTCTTGCCGCTTCTGTTACCGCCGAATAGCGCCCGTTCGTTATACGTCGCGCCGAGTTTGAAAAATTCTGTGTGCTTGCCGTAAAGCTCGCGTCGAAACTCGCCCGTGTCAGGATAGAAGGTCGAAATCTTCTTCCGAGACTGCCGGCGCTGCTTCTCTTCCAGCAGTTTCAACAGTTCCGATTTGTCTTTGCGGTTCAACTTCAGTGAATCGAGCGTCAATGATGGCGCCTCCGGCAAAGCGCCGGATTCGTCTGTCGAGTTCTTCATCACTCAGCTTCACCACATGAGTTGTTTCAAGTTTCAAAGAGTCGCGATATTCCGGCAGACGTGCCTTGAGAACCGCAATCAATAATTTGTCGTTACCGCGAAGCGCCAACTGTATGGCGCGTTCTTCAAGATGCTTTTGCGCCTTGGGGTCAGCCTCTTTCACCAGTTGCGCAAAGGCTTCGTTTTGTTCTAACTCTCGCTGGTACACGCTCGGAGATACCCCGATTGCGTCGCGTGCGGAAGCGATATCGCCAGTGTCAACATAGGCGTCAATCAACTTAACGCGGTTTTCTGCCGTCCATCCGGCAAAAACTACGGGCTCTGATGAAGCCGTTGTCTTGTGCCGCAGTAGCGGCGGCTCCGGCGGCCGCGGCTTCTCTAGTTGGGTGCTGCGGTAACTATTGGCGCTTCGTATTTTGGCACATTTGACGCACGCGCCGTTAGCCGTATAGCGATCGTTGATATGTTGCGCGCTGCACGGCTTACCGTCGAAGAATCTTGGTAACCCGCGCGCTTTTGCCTCTGAGCGCGCAATAAGCAAGCGCGTCACACAGGGACCGGCGCAGATCGCGACTCGAATATGGCTACGTGCTTGCTCTCGTCGGCCAACCCGTAAATCGATTGTTCAGGAATCATCAATAGCTCTTCGCGGCCGAGTTCAAACGGAACGGTGCCGCGGAAACTGTATTCGACGACATCGCCGGCTTTCACCCTCATGGGTCGAATCTTGCCGGTTTCGGGCCCGTCCTCGAAATAAATCACCTTGTCGGAATTCTCTTCGTGATTCTTAAATGCGACCTTGCGGCGTATACGCCGACCGGGGCCGACAGCGACAATACGACCTTTGCGCAAGTCAATTCCCTTCACGTACAGGATGGGATGCTCAAAAACAAAAGGTCTTATGCAAACCCAATCACGCAAGGGGCGGATTTTCATGCTGCGCGCTCGCAGCGGGTGCAACGGCGCCAGGTATTAGGCCGCCTGCCGTTTAGCCAATAAGACCAACCCGGCGAAACTTGAATGCCGCAAGCGGCCGGACCTTCCGACGTGTTGCCAAATTGTCGGTGCAACACGGCACCGCGCGGCGAGGCGACGTATAGAAAGCGCTTCATGCAGCGTCCTCTACGGCTAGCACGTCGGAATCGCACACAATCCAGATTCGTTTCTGGCCGAATACGCTTTCTATGGCGTTGCTGGGCTTCAGCCGCGCGATGTCACCGACCTTGCATTCCATTGGGGCGCAAGTACCGTCGGGACGTGGCGCACCCGGCCCCGCAGCCAAAACCTTGCCACGCCACGAGGCGCGCGGATCACGCACCACGGCGACGGTGGATTCAATTTGAAGCGGCTCGACGAACAACAAATCGCCTATGGGCGAAACAGAAAAAGAATTTTGCATTTGGTTTCTCACCTCCCAATGCTTTAGGTCGAAATATTAATAAGTTCAATCATCACGATTTGCTGCACCGTGATGCTGCCGCTTGTTGCGTTTGTATCAGCAATGACTGCCGTGATCAGAACTTGCATGTTCTCGCGTCCGCGGCCTGCTTGGGTTAATTGCATGCTCGCAGCCGGGAGCTGCAATATTTGCGTCACGCCCGTAGGAACTAAAACCGTTGACGGGATGACGTTACACGTACTGTCGAGCGAATCCATTTCATACGTGATCGAAGTCGGCTGCGTCGGCACGCTCGAGCTGTTTAAAAAAGTTAGTGACAGCAATACGTCGGCGCCCGCGTAACTCGTGTGCCGAACGTATGGCAGCTCTGGCAAACCCTGGTTGAATGCTGGCCCACGCGGCATTAAATACACCTCTTAACGTTGATCAATGCAGCACGGTTGCGTTTATGCCGGCGCCGCTTTCGATGAGAGCCACATTGATGGCCGCACCGCGCAAGACGCTGACTTCTACTGTTTGCGGGCCGAATATCCAGCCGGGGAAAACGGGGGCGACTATGATGCCTCCGGAGGCAAGGAACGTGCCCTGCGTGAAACTGGCGAGCCGCCCAGTCATCGAAATCTGAAGCGACGGGACCACCGACCCCGCGATGAAGCTCGCCGACACTCCGGCGATGCTTCGGGTATACAGCGGCGCCAGGGCGCCCGCAGTAAAACTCGCCGACGCCCCGATGAGGCCGAAGGACCTTGCGGCGAGGGCCAATGTGCCCGGGGTGAACGTCGCGGTGTCCGCGCTTATTGCCAGGCTCGAAGCCGGCGCCACGGCCCCCGCGGTAAAACTCGCGCTGTTTGCGGTTATGGCGACCGTTACACCGGACGCGCCGGGTTTTAAGGCGATGATCCCCCACAGGTCATACACGGCGACACTCGCCGTCATATTCAGCGAGTTGGCTCCCGACCCCGATAGCACGTCATGAAAATAAAAGGATCCGGTCTGTCCGGCGTCAACGTAGTCCTGAGTCCAGCCATTGTTCTGGGTATAGGTCTCGGAACCGTTGTTCGTTGACACGACGGCATAGGCGGATTCGTTCGCCGCGGCGGTAGTCAAGCTCGCAACGAGGGCGGTCGAATTGGTGGTCGTTCCGGTAAAGACATTATCGAGGACTGTATTCGTGTCCTCGTAAATGGTGGCCGCAGTACGGAGTACCGTGCTTGTCGTATTGCCCGTCACGATCGTGATCGTCTGGGGGGCATTCGTCACACCCAGCGCGGTATAGATGGCGGTAGGGCTGCTGGTTGCCCGGGACAAACTCTGCTGCTGTGTATAGGTGTTGCCCAGATTGTCATTTACCGACGTAATCGTCGTACCCGGTGCGTTGCCGGTGTAGCAGAGCGCAACGATGACCGAATTACCCGCAGTTACCGGGTTCGTGAACGCCACAGTGAGCGTCAGAGAGGTAACGCCGCTCTGATTAGTAACCCCCGAGTTTAGCTGAACCGGATTAGCCATTAGCGATGCGCCGAAATGGCGCGCTCAGGCTAAATTGATCGCAGCAGTACCCGCCCCGTTGACTGGCATCGTAATCGTGAACGTGCCCGCCGTGATGGTCTGGCTGCCGAAGGTGTAAACCGCGATCGCGCGATTGGCCTGCGTCGAGTTGTAAAGCAGCACCGTGTCGAAAGCCGTTGTGAGAGTGACCGTCGTGTAGACGATTGAGGCACTCGGAGTCCAGTAGCCAGTCGTGCCGCTGGTGGTCGGCGCGGTAGCGTTGGTGACGCTCACGCCTCCGGCGGAGTAGCCGGTGCCCGATACCTCGCTGCCGCTACCATACGCAGTCGTGGCCGCGCCCAGGGACCCGGACGCCAAGTACAACGCCGCTTTGATGGTATCGACGGTCGGCGCCGTAAGCGAGGTTCGACTCACAATGGTCACGGCCCCCAACTGGTGCGCGCCGAGTAAAACTTCGGCCTTAAATGATGTGCACATTGCGGCGACGTTGGCCATTTAAGCTACCTTTCCTAATATTGATTCGATGCCAAGGGCCTGTTTGAGATGCATGTGGACTGACCTATGGACCACCACGCCGTCGAGCAACCACTCGGTCACTTCCGTCCGTTCGTTGTCGTTCTCGGTCACCGAATGGTTCGGCGTGAGCGTTGCCTCGTCCACTGTCGTGTGCACACCATCAATGAGGGCCGGGATCATACGTGCCCCTTGACGACTTTCTTGAGCCGGGTGTGCGACTGGTTCACCTTCTGCGTTGACACTTTGCCGGCAACCCAATCCTCGACAACGCCGCGATGCGCGCGATGCGCCGCATCGACCTTCATCTGCTGCGGGGTTGGTTCCTTGTACGGCTTGCCTTGGGGTACTTGCTCGACCGTTTTGGCCATCTTCGTTGGCACCGAGAGCACACCGAGCATGGTGGGTGTTTTCATTACGGAATTCGAGGGGCTAAGAGGCCGATCAGGAGGCCCGCTAAAAAAGAGACCCAGGGCTTCGCCAAGGCCGCCTTGACCTTCGATGCGAAGGTCTTGGCCTTTGCCACATCGGCGGCGACGGCGCCGCTCAGCGTGCTCGTGGCGGCAGTGGGGCTTAGTACCACAGGAGGGGTGCCGGTCGCGGGTTTGATGATTTGCGGGTCTGTCATAGGATCCACCCTTAAGGTTGAGAAAATTTTGGCGTCCCCCGGCGCGGGGGAATCTGATTTGTGCTCAGGCACAAAGTGTGAAGTTTTCGCCCCGCCCGGCTGTGAGCAGGAGGCGATTGACTGAGAGCTATTTTTTGTCCCGTGAGACGAATAAGGGCCCACCTTTACACCGGGACCCACCAGGGGTTTCAAGGTCTTAAGTCCTAATGGCGTGAGCCGGCCCGCTAGATCGCGGCGGCGCCTGCGAGTAGGGGTGAAGCGACTAAGCTATTGATTCAATTGATAAACCAGGATGGGGTGTACAAATCGCGTCCCCGCTTCATTCGAGCTGGGCTACTGTATGGGTTGGGGAAAGGGAGGACCCGGAAGGCAGCCCCCTAGTAGAAGCCCCCGCAACACAGGGGGCCGAATTCGAGTCTCCCTCACCTATAGGATGTCCTCGACATGGCACCCGCAGCCAAGTGTTTGATTCGTAAGGCGCTACTACCTACTATGAATCCGATTCATATTAAGTTTGGGGTAGTATGAAACGGATTCGTGTCAAATTTGACACGATTCGTCACCAAGCAGGAGCGGTTCGCGCATCGAGCTAGGGGTCGCTGGCTAGACCACTAGACCGCCTATGACCACTTGCCCACCCTTTCCCATAAAGTCCTATACGCGTATTATTGTTAAGTACGCGTATACCTATATAACAATAATCATTAATAGGTAACTCTATATAGAGAGGTGGTCTAGGTAGTCTAGGTAAGCTATATCAAGCGACTAGCCATCCGCTTTTTCGATTTCGAAGCTAGACCACATAGCCTATAGGTGGTCCCCTCTTTGAGCGAGGTGGTCCGCCCTAAGCAGACCACCTATGCCGTGGCCCACCTCCAGCACGACGTAAATCCCTCCCTCCCTCCCCCCTCCCTCCCTCCCCTCCTAGTAGCCGCTCGCGACTCGCAATTAGTTTAGCAGTCATTGGTCGTGCCAACTCGGTCGTTCTTGAACATTAAGTTTGCATTCTGCTTTTGGCTGTGTTATACGTATCTGGACCCAGGCGTATTGCCCGGTCCGGGCCACGCGAAAGTGGCGAGACTCTTTGAGGGAGAATCGAGTGTATCTACCAACTCCGTTTATTTTTCGCTCCGACTTGCTGCCGAGCGCACCCGCGCCGCTGATCGTCGTTGGATACCCAATGCCTTCCCCCGACAACCCCAAAGAAATGTGGGAACGGCGTGTTGTCCTAGGGCTAGGCCGACAACGTGACGCTCGAGTGGTCAGCGTCGCCGCTGCCCTTTTCTATATCGACCCTAGCAGCTTCTATGAAGTGACCGGGATGGCCAGTTTTTCGGGCAGGCTGCACGTGTTCCATGGTATCGAAGGTGCGAACTTCGCCGCGCGAATCGCAAAGCTCCGGGCCTCTGCCAAAACCGCAATGAGCCGAGGACTATTCGGTGATGTCTGGGACGTAGCGCTCTACGACGGCTACGTCCATGACTCTGAATCCGAAGCCCCGCCCGCGCCTCCCGCCGGCCTAACGGCGGCGATCGACGCGGCGCGGACCTTGTTCTGTGGCACTGAGCGCCCATGGCCTAAAGACGCCTGGACTGTGCTCGGCGGGACGCCGTGAGCGCTGGTGAAACCGGGCGCCCCGACCAAAGCCCGCAAACTGTACAGACCCCCACCACTGGCGCCACGCAAGCGGATTGGGACTACTTCGAACTCCTTTTAGGCGTAGGCGAAGACATGCTGCCCGCGGTTCAGGCAAGCGCCGTACCCTCCGAGCATTCAAACGTCGCGCCAGGCGGCTTCGGGAAGATCCCAAGCCGCTACAAGTCTCCCACTTCTAACGAAGCGACCGGTATCGCCAAATGGCAAACCGTTGCCGTCACAAGTCCCAACATAGACCGCTGGCGCACTGATCCGCGCTACTCGATATGCCTTCGCACTTCTGCCGTGCGTGCCCTCGATTGCGATGTGACCGACCCCGCACTAGCCGCGCGGATTGCTGAGTGTATTGACGCGCACCTGCCAGGAGCCGCGAAGCGCGTCCGGTCTAACAGCCCGAAGTTCCTGGTGCCGTTCTTCTACAAGAACGCGCTCAAGAAGCAAGTCATTAAGACGGCGGCCGGCAAGATCGAACTTCTGGCAGACGGCCAGCATTTCATCGCGGCGGGGCTGCACCCCTCTGGCGTGCGCCATGAGTGGAATCCTGTGCCCCGGGAGTTCCCGACGCTCAAAACACTTGACGCGCTTTGGACGGCGCTCGCGGAACAGTTCGCAGTTGAGCCGGCCAAGCCCCTGATGGCCGAAACCTCAAGCGCTGCGCCCCAGGGTAAGCGCGCGGCGCCCCTCGACATCGACAAGCTGCGCAAGGCGGCGTTTAGCCACGATCCGAATTGTAGCCACGATAATTGGATCAAAATTGGCCAACAATTGCATGACGGTTCTAACGGCTCTAACGACGGACTGGCGATCTGGGTTGATTGGAGCAAAGCCGCGACGGGCAAGAACGAAGACGGCAGCCCGAAATACCCTGGCGAAGCCCACTTGCGGGGGCGCTGGAAAACCTTTTCAAGCGAAGGTAAGCGTGCTGTAACGGGTGAAGCACTGATCGGGGATCTGCCCGCGGAAGCCGAGGAATTCGAGGTATTACCGGATGCCGCACCCGCACCCGAACCGCTGGGCCGATTGGTCACGCGAGATGGCGGCAGCTTGATCCCGAACGTACAGAACGCCGAGATTTTCACGCGCTCCTACTTACGTGGTCGGCTGAACTATGACGAATTCCTCGACCGTATTTTGATTCATTGGCCCGGCGAGCAGCGGCGACCGTGGGTGGACAGCGATGCAGTACGCCTGCAAATCGCGATGCAGTCGCGGGGCATGACAACAATGTCGAAGCAGGCGGCGACGGACGCGGCGGAGCTGGTCGCCCATACGACCCCCGCGAATTGCGTGCAGGAATATCTATTAGGTCTCAAGTGGGATGGCGCGAAGCGGCTCACAACATGGCTGCACCATGCGTTCGGAACACCAACCGATAAGTACCACCTCAGAGCCGGGCGTAACTTCCTGGTTGCAATGTGCGCCCGCGCGATGCAGCCAGGTTGCCAGGTAGATGAGGTATTGGTGCTCGAGGGTGAACAGGGCATGAAGAAGACCGCGGCGCTGCGCGCTATCGGCGCGGAGTACTTCAAAGAGTTGACCGCGCGGCCCGATTCGCACGACTTCGAGCAGCAGTTGAAAGGCGTTTGGCTTGGAGAGTTCTCGGAGCTTGCGACCATCAAGCGGCCGGAAGATATCGAACGCATCAAGCAGTTCATTACGAATAACGTGGACCATTACAGGCGCAGCTACGGGCGCACCGTTGAGGACTTTCCGCGCCGCGTGGTGTTCGCAGCCACGACGAACGGGGAAACGTGGTTGAACGACCCGACGGGCGGCCGGCGCTTCAACCCCGTGGCCGTGGAGCGTGTGAACCTTGAATGGATTCGAGCTAACCGGGACCAACTTTTTGCCGAGGCGCTGCGCGATTTCACTGCGGGTAGAAAATGGTGGGTTATGCCGGCCATCGCTCGCGAGCACCAGGCGGCGCGGGCCGTCGAAGACCCTTGGGAGCAGCGCATAGAAGACTACCTGCGCGGCCGTGAAGGGAGCATCTCGACTATCGACGTGCTGCAATGGGGGCTTAACGTTGAGCCAGCGCAACAGACTAAGAGCGACCTTACGCGGGTAGGAATAACGTTGACCAAACTCGGATGCAACCGCACGCGCGTATCGAAAGATGGCCGCCAGCAGTGGAGGCGCATTGTGCCCCCGCAATATGCCGCGCAGAAAAAGATAATTGGCTTTGAAGATGAGCTGATCACATGAATAAAAAAGGCATTGCCTCACCCAACGATTGTTTAACCAACCGAAAGGGTGATTTATGAAGAATCTAGGAGATGCGTTCGACATACCGAGTGGGCGCCCGCTGTACACCGCAGACGAAGCGTTCGGCGCGATTAACAAATTTTTCGCCGCTGACCCAGAGTTTTATCGGCTTCACTGTGAGCAGCATCGCGCACTTTTTGAAGGCACGAATTTTTGCTCGGGGGACCTTCGCGCAAGGGTCTTTGCCTACCGGCTCGCACGGGATCACCTAGAAGCAACGACATTGCAGAGGGTCCAATGAACCCCTTTTCCCATCAGCAAGAGTTGCGTTTTGCGCGCGTCGCGGCACGAGTGACGCGAAAGTTGCCGCCCGATGCGCAATCAGAAGTGTTCGCGACCGCGTATCTCAAAGCCAGGGAGTCTTACGGCGATTTCGACGCAATGCGCGGGGACGGAACAATCGAATCGCGACTTGATAGCTGGTTTTTCGGTTTGGCACTTAACGCCAAAAAGAAGATTCGGCGGGAGTATCGGCCACTAGGCGCAAGCGAAGCGTTGGAAACGTTGGTGGCCGCGGATAATCCAGAGGCCGAAGCGATTCGAAGCGAAGTATTTGAGAAATTGACCACAGAGGATTTAGCGATCATGGCAGCGTTAGAAGGCGGCGCGTCGGTGCGCCAGGCGGCGCGCAAGTGCAAGGCGAGCGTCAGTCACGTTAAGCAAGTTAAGCGGCGTACCCGAATCAAACTACTACAGATTGCCGAGCACGCGGCGCCCGCGGTTCGACGTGAGCCGACGGGGTCTTCGGACGACGACATGCGCGAGGCTGCACCGATCGACCACGAAATTGAAAGGATGCTGCGCCGGCCGGCAACGTCAAAAGCAGATTGCCCGGTTTGCTGGCGCTGTTCGTGGTTTGATGGCTTGCTTCCGGTGAAATACGCCGCTAAGAAGCTAGCGGACGCGGAAATAACAGAGGCGATTTTGCGAACCGAACTGCGCAAGCAGGACATTGCTAATAAAACTGCGCCGCGCGATGCGCCGGAGGATCGCCCCGAAATAGACGCCACGCGCAAGTATCGGAAGGCTGAACTATTAGTCTCCTACAGTTCGCGGAGAGCTTGGCAACATATCGTCCAGAGGTGGGCGCGGCCCTTAAATCTTTTTACATCAGGAGTGCATGCAGCATGAGCGATTCGCAGAAAGCAGCGGCGGAAGCCGTTGAAATATTATCGCGAGAAGTTTGGAGGTTGCCCGCGGGTGTCCAGAACGGCACGATAAAGACCCTTGTCGATGCCATCGTGCGCGCGGCCGTGGCGCGGGTAGCGGAGAGCCAAGCGCAAGTATCAGAACAACCGGCTGCCGGCTGGGCCAAAGCCAGCGAGGCGTTAAAGCCGACCGACGTTTTCACCATCGGCGACGACCCCCGACTGCGCGGAGCAGCGCCAACAACGCAGCCGGCCGCGAGCTTTGATCAACAGCGGGTTAAGCTCGGCCTGCCGCGGAAGGATCGTACATGAGGCGGTATCAGAATGGCCAATAACCGAATGTACCTAAAAATGCACTGGATGCGAAGAGCCTGACCTTTTCTATCTGGCAAAGCGTATGCAAGATGGGTACTACGGACCTCTTAAGCCGAGTGATCCTTACGAGTGGTTCGACAAGCATAGGCATTGTGGCGGC